TCGGAGAGGATGTCGCGCAACCCGCCCAGCGACGACTGCAATATGGAGCAGCTTGCCGGTGATATGGTAGGGTTCCTTACGGCCTACCACCTCTGCTTGAGTGAGAGCAGTGACACGAAGACCCGCCGGGCCGCCAGGGAGGCTTTTTGTAATGGCGAAGAAAGCATCAACTAAGTTTACCGCCGCCGTAGCTCAGGCCATCTGTGATGGCATCGAGGCTGGCTATACCAAGGCGATGGTTGCCAAGAAGGTCAACATCCCCACGGATATGATCACACGCTGGCTTCGTCTTGGCCGTCAGGGCCACGAGGACTTCCGGGACTTCACCATAGAGTACGACGCCTCCCAGGGGGTGGCTGTCCAGAACATGGTGGACCAAGTCATCGAGCACTCGAAGAAGGACTGGCGTGCAGCGGCCTGGCTTCTGGAGCGCCGGTACGATCAGTTCAAGCTGAAGGCCCGCACGTCCGAGAAGGCCCAGAAGCGTCTCGACGAGCTTGCCATCAAGAAGGCTGAGGCTGAGATCGTCCAGATCAACGCGAAGACCAACGAGGCCAAGAGGGCCCCGATGGCCGAGGCGGGCATCCTGGACGCCCTGGCCTCAGGCGAAGACCCGGTTGCCGAGAACTAGGTGGCCCGCAAGCGAGACCAGCGGGCACAGGAGGAGATCAAAAAGTGCGCCCAGGACTTTCGCTACTTCTGCCGCTACCTGAAGATCGCAGACAAGCGGGGCCGTCTCGTCCCCTTTGTCCTTTTGCCGGCCCAGGAGTCGTTCCTTGCCACTGTGGAGCAACACCCCTGGACCTATATCCTCAAGGCCAGGCAGCTTGGCATGACCACGGTGATAGCCGCGAGGATGTTCTGGAAGGCCTTGTTCACCCCGAACTTCAAAGTGGGCGTCCTTGCCCATTCCGGGGAGTCCGCACAAGCAATATTTGAGATCTACAGGCGGCTCTACAAGCACCTCCCCAAGTTCCTGGAGTTCAGGACTGAGAGGGCGAACGTGAGGGAGATCAAGTTCTTCCACGGTGGGATGGTCCGGGTGACCACTGCCAACTCGGAGAACTTTCGCGGGACCACCTACCAGGCCCTCCACTGCTCAGAGTTCGCCTTCTGGAGCGACACCGAGAAGACCATCCGGTCTGCTTTCCAGACCTGCGGTCCCGATGCGGAGATCCTCCTTGAGACCACTGCCAACGGGCTCAACGATGCACACAGGCTGTGGCGGGAGGAGAACGGGTTCCACTCCCTGTTCATCCCGTGGACAGAGGACCCCGGGTATTCGATTAAGACCAAGCCGAAGACAATTAACCCCAAGCTCAAGCAGTACGCGGTTGAGAGGGGGCTGTCCGAGGGGCAGCTTAACTGGCTGCACGAGACCTACGCCACCAAGTGCATGTCGAACTGGAACACCTTCCTCCAGGAGTACCCGTCGTCCGCCGAGGAGGCGTTCATTGTCTCGGGCGAGCGGTTCTTCGACATCGTATTCCCTGATGTCCAGCCCTACGAGGGCCTTAAGGTGTACGCAGAGCCGGTCAAATACCACATCTACACCGTTGGCGTGGACGTAGCATCGGGTTCACCCTCTGGTGATTACTCGGCTTTCTGTGTCCTGGACGTCACGGACAAGAAATCCCCGGTAATTGTTTCCGCGTTCTACGGAAGGGTGCCCCCACACGAGTTTGGGGAGCAGGTTCGCAAGGCCTGTATCAAGTATGACGCCCTTGCGGTGGTGGAGTCGAACAGCTACGGCCTTGCGATCTTGGAATATCTGGTCGCCAAGGAGTATGCGTACATATTTAAGCGGACGCAGTACGACAAAATGGCCAAGAGGTGGGTCGAGAGGCTCGGATTCAACACGAATGTGAACACCAGGCCGGTGCTCCTGTCGAAGATCCACGAGTTTATTGCCAACCAGTGGCTGGTGCCCAACGATCGGTGCCTTCAGTTCGAGATGAACACCTTTGTGTACAACGATAAGGGCAAGCCGGAGGCCGGTCCGAGGAAGCATGACGACATGGTGTTCGCTGCGGCCCTCGCGGTGGCCGGAATGGACCAAGTTGATGTTCTGGAACAGGAAATCCTGGCCAAAAAGCCCCGTAACCTTGCTGAAGTCTTGCAGTTTGAGATGACCACTGGCAAGCTCTACACAAAACAGGGGTCTGACTACCATCGAGACCGATGGGGCGTCCCCGAAGCACCCTCGCTCACTGATGTGGGCGCTGACAACCCGCCGTCTGGGCGTTAAACGGAGGCGACCTTGGGATTTATTACTTCAGAAGCTGCTGATCAGATCAACGCGAAGCTGTCTGGCCCCGCCGAGGGCGAAACTGCGCCTGAAGCGCCGGCAGCGCCAGAGCCTGTGGCTCAGGCGCCCTCTGATCAGCCAGAGGTTCCCAAGGAATCCGTGGATTCGTCCAAGCCTGCCGAGGACGTAAAGGTAGAGGCAGCTAGTCAGGAGGAAACGCCCGTGGAGAGCTTCGACGATGTCGAGGCTGGTCATCGGGTGCCATATAAGCGGTTCAAGTCTGTGCTAGAGGCCCGCAACGAGTTCCGTGATCGGGCCAAGGGCCACACGGACGAGAACAGCAAGCTCAGGGCTCAGATCGAGGAGCTACAGGGCAAGATTGCGTCTAACCAGGCCGCCGCTACCCCTCCAGAAAAGCCAGCACCCCCAACAGACGATGCCGGAGACTGGATCGACCGTCTCCTGGCCGGCGATGACCCGACCCAGCCCCAGGTGGCTGCTGCCGTGTCGCCGGACGGGACCCTTAAGCACGGACTCAAGGATCTTGAGGCGCGGCTCCAGAGCATGGAGCTTGCCGCCGCCGAGAAAGCCTTGTCGTCCGAGGTTGAGGCCGCGATCGAGAAGTATCCGGTCATCGAAGAGGGGGTATTGTATCAGGCTATCGCACAGAACCCCGGAACACCCGCGATGGTGATCGCCGAGAATTACAACACTTGGCGATCTGAGGTCGAAGAGGCTGCGATTTCTCGCTACCTCGAAGGACAGGCGGCAGGGGATGGAGCGCCGCAAGCGGCACCCAGACCCAAGGCGTCAGGCTCAGCAGGCCCAACGGCACCTGCGCCCGACACCCAGCCCAAGTCCATGGCCGAAGCACGCGAGTCATTAAGGGAGTATCTGGCGAAGCACAATCCATTCGCTTCCTAACCTCAGAGGAGAATACCCATGCCGGGTACGATCAGCAATTTTTCCAGTATTCTCAAGGAGTTCTACCTTGGGCCTATTCAGGACTCCCTGAATAATGAGGTCCACGTCCTGGAACTCTTCGAGAAGATGAAGGTGGACTGGAATGGCAAGCACGCCATCATCCCCGTCCACGTCTCTCGCAACACAGGCGTGGCTTTCCGCGCTGAGTCTGGTGTCACCTCCGGTCTTGCAGGCAACACTGACCTGCCCACCGCTGGCCAGCAGGGCTACGTCAACCTCCAGGTTACTGCCAAGTACCTGTATGGTCGATTCCAAGTCACTGGCCCCGCGATGGCGTCCACCGGAAAGGGCGGCAACAACACGTTCATCTCCTGGATGGACGCTGAGATGAACGGCCTTGTCCGCGATATCAAGAATACCGCGAACCGGACATTCGTCTCGGGCAACCGGACCCTCGGGTTCATCTTCGAGTCCAAGCCCGGTGACACCGCCGACCCTGGTAGCTTCACCAACTGGAACTTCGTTGGTGATTTGAACAAGGCCTCCCAGCTTGCCCATGCGATCAACAACGACGCCCTGGCGGGGAACCCCTACCCTGCGCTCACCACCGGCAACGATGGTGCGCTCCAGGTGGACATCGTTCGGCTCGATACGTATGCGACCGTGCATTCTCGGATCCAGGTGAACACCACGTCAGCAAGTGTGGTCAACCAGCTCACAGGGGTTCTGTCCCTTGAGGATGTTGACGGTGCTGGTGCTCAGGTGACGACGGAGGCCATTGACAATGGCATCCCATGTGCCATCGTGGTGTCCGCTACGCAGGGCCATGCAGATCGCACGGTCTGGTGTACGGACTTCGTGGAGTCGGAGCCCTACGGTGTCTATCACAACCTGGCGTTCCCCTCGCTTCACGGCGTGGACCGCACGGATGCGACTGGATCCAACGGCCTCCAGGCCAACTGGCTCATCCAGGACAACGCGGAGCCGTTCGCCTACGAGGCCCTGTCTCTGACTCGGATGCAGGTCGTGATGGATAACATCCAGAACACCGCTGACGAGACGCCTAATCTCATCATGATGAGTCCGCTTCAGCGTCAGAACTATGCGGCGCTGTTCCAGCTTACCGCCTCGGTGGTCAGCCAGCAGGTATCCGGTGAGAAGGCGACCAATGTCGATGGCGGTGTCTTGGGGATGTCCTACGGTGGCGTTCCGATCAAGACCTCGCGTCACGTCGACGACGGTCTCCTCCTGTTCCTCAACACCAAGTCCTGGAAGGTTCTTGAGCTTGAGGCAGGCGGGTTCGCAGATCTGGACGGCGAGGTTCTCAGCCGCGTCTCAGACCGGGACTCCTGGGAGGGCTTCTACAAGTGGTACTACCAGCTTGTCTGCACCCGACCCAACGCCAACGGAGCGTTGCTCGGCCTGACAAGAGGTCTCTCGACTATCTAGGTGGATGACATGGGAGAGGTGCTCACAACTACCGTCCTGCTTGCGGGCACCTCTCTCCTCTGTCTCCTGAACCGCTACGCCTACCTCCTTATCCTTAAGGAGCAGGCGTCCAAGAAGTACCTAGAAGACCAGGCCAGCCAGCAGATATCCCCCATCCTTGACACCATGCGAAGCGAGGAGGACTGGTAATGGCCATCGGGACCAACAGGTCGCAGGGACGAAGCATAGCCGGTGGACGCAAGTTCCTCGGCTCTTCCGCTAAGGGGTACCAGGTGGGCCAGGACAGGTCCCAGGCCCTTGCCGCTATCGCCCAGAGGAAGGCCGCCGCAGAGGCCAAGGGCAATGACAAGGAGGCCGCTACCTGGGCGATGATCGGGGCAGTGGTCCTCGGCACGGCGGCGGGATTCGCAGCCCCGGGTGTTGGCTTCGCCCTCACCCCAGCCCTAATGGGCGCAGCGGCTGGCGGACAGATGGCCTACGGCGCTGCCAAGATGTCTCAGGACGACCCATCTGGCGCTGCCATGGTCCTCAGCGGACTGGGGACGGGAGGCGCGGCAATGGCCCAGGCAACCCAGCCCAAGCAGGTGGCCTTTAGCCAGGAGTCCGTCAAGGGGCTCCAGGAGGCCGGCGTATTCTCCTCTGACCCAGGGGTTAGGGCCGAGGCCATCCAGGGGCTCACTCCCGATCAGATGGACTTGATCCAGCAGAACCCGGAGAAGGTCATGGCCCTTCTAAAGCTCTACCAGGGACAGGGGGGCTAGGGTGGCAAGGGAGTTCCCAGAGAACGTAGGCTCTATCATTCAGGACTCGATCCACTCCAAGACGAGTGCGTCGAAGGTCTGGGACTTGTCCCTTAAGTTCCTCGAAGGTCGGCAGTGGATGTCGTGGGACTCTCGCTACAAGCGTTGGTCCACGGCCCCTGACCCTATGGACGGCATGGCCCGTGTCACGGTCAACCTGCTGCTGAATATCTACCGCAACGTCACCTCTCGCCTTGCCCTGGCCTACCCCTCTACGGTGGTGATGCCATCGAGCCCCTCGTCAGAGGACATCATCAAGGCCCAGTCTTCGGAGGTGGCGCTTAGGTACTACTGGGCCACCGGGTCCGTCTCCAGGGTCCTTGCCGAGGCCATCGAGTGGGCAGCCACCACGGGCACGGCAGCCCTTCATTCCTACTACGACCCGGATGAGAAGGTGGTGATGACAAAGGCTTACGGGGCCTATGACATCTTCTTCGAGCCCGGGGTCCTGTCCCCTGAGAACAGCCAGTGGATTGGCATCAGGACCATTCACACCCGAGAGGACCTTAAGGACGCATACCCAGACAAGCACGATGTGATCGAGGGCGCTCAGGGCAGCTACGAGGGCATGAGGGACAACGTCCAGCAGACGGGCTTCAACGTCCCTGAGGACCGTGTTGACGTCTATGAGATCTACTGGCGGGACGGTCGCCACGCCATCGTGGCCGGCAATGCCTACCTCTTCAAAGAGGACAAGCATCCCCTTCCCATCATCCCGATTCAGATCATCCGATACACCTCCATCCCCCGCAGGCTGTGGGGCCTGGGCCTTCTTGAGCACCTGCTCGACCTCCAGGTTCTTTACAACAAGGCCCGCAGTCAGATCATCCACAACGTGGAGACCATGGGCAATCCCAAGTGGCTGGTCCCGCGCACTGCCGGCCTGGCCGCCAATGCGATCACCAACCGACCTGGCGAGAAGGTGCTCTATAATCCAGCAGGCGGTCCCCCTCAGCAGGTCCAGCCGGCCCCCATTCCCAGCTATGTCATCGATAACATCGCGCGCATCCAGTCAGAGATGGGTGACGTAGCTGGTCTTCACTCGGTCTCCCTGGGCAAGCGCGCCGTGGGCGTCACCTCTGGCAAGGCCATCGATGCCCTGTCCAGCAAGGACTCCAGCCAGCTTGAGGGCACCCAGGCGGCTATCGAGCACGCAGTCAAGGACATGGCTCAGTCGATCCTGATGCTGATGCAGAAGTTCTACACCGAATCGAAGATGCTTCGGATGCTCGATGAGACTGGCCGCGTCACCTTCAAGTCCCTTAAGGGGATGGACCTCGTGACCGACCCTGAGGTCACCATCGAGGCGGGCTCGCTGTTCCGGTTCGAGGCTCAGGACAGGGACGATAAGATCCTCGGTCTCCTCCAGTTCGGCCTGCTACCGCCCGAGGAGGCCCTTAAGGAACTGAGCTTCCGCACTGGCAACGCCTTCGTGTCCAAGAAGGTGCAGGCTATGAGCCACGCTTCCGATCTCCTCGACGCGGCCAAGCTGGGGGCTGAGATCGAGTTCTTCGCCAATGACGACCTCGGTGCCATCGAGCAGGTGTTCAGCGAGTACATGCAGACGGCGGACTACTACAAGCTCGAAGACGACAAGCAGGAGTACATCAGGGACGCCCTGGTGGCCGTGCTTGCCCATGGTCAGCCTGAGGAGGCTTACCAGCATCTTCGCCAGAGCCAGACCGTCTTCCCCAGGCAGCCACCGTCTCAGCCCTCAATGGCAGCCCAGAGCATCGTGGCCACCGAGTCCCCGGAGGCTCAGGCCCAGATGGCGGCAGAGCAACAGAAGATGGCCGGCAAGGTGGGCTCGCTGGCTGAGGCTGAGCGAAGGATGACCAACAGGACAGAGGCCGGCATCAGCCCTGCCCGTAGCAGCGGGGGCATCTGATGGCGACCATTGCCGAGACACAAGCCCTGTTCCGGTCCTACATCGACGAGCCAGACGCGACCTTCGTGACTGACGCGGACGTAAAGCTGTACCTGGAGAGGGGCTACGACGAGTTCCGGCATAAGGTCATGCAGATCGACCCTGCCATCATCCAGTCCTACGTGGCGTTCGGCATCACCGGCTCCTACCACTACGACTTCGCGGATGCAGGCAATGACGCGAGGCTCCTGGGGGCCACGACCACCATCAACGCGGTGAGCACCCCGAGGCTAGCTCAGATCATCGACCTGTCCATCGTGCGAAGCGCAACCATAAGCCCTGCCCTCACCACCCTGCCCATCGCTGGCTCCCTGTCCGGCCGGGTGGCAGCGCCCCTGGTGTGCGTCCCTAATGCCGAGGCCCTGGTCTTCACCCAGAACGCCTACACCTTGCAGGGCACCATCCTGTCCTTCGGTGAGCAGCAGACGGGGACCCTGCTCATGCAGTACGTGGCTGAGAGTGGGCTGGACTGGACTGTCGGCGGGGCCGGGATCTTCATCGACAACCTCACCATGTTCCACGACGTCATCCCCCTGCTTGCATACAAGCAGTATGCGATCCGAGACGGTGCGATCAACGAGCCCCTTGAGCGGCAGCTTGGGGCCAGGCTCATGGACATGAGGGAGTACCTACAGACCAGGGTCCAGGGCGGCGCTCAGTATGTACAGAGCCATCTCTACGGCACGAAC